CTAAAGCGATACGGCATATTTTCGAAACACAAGCACTATTTTAAAAAGTAAAGAAGATGATATTATTTTAAATACTAAACTGTGAATTGGGTTTAAGGTTATTTTTTCACCCAAGATAGAGGCATCTAACTTATGGGTGGGATCTATAACGTATGCGCTAAGTGCCAATAACTGCTCTATTGATTCATAATATCCAAAGATGCACAATAGCAGTGGTATTCCACAAAGAAGTATAGCAACAGGCCTAAACAAACTTGTCCCATGAACAGACACTAATGAAGATATTTTAAGAATAATCCAACTGGATAAAACACTAACAAAACCAGAATATTTGTTTTCATGTGCCATTTTATCAATCACAGGTAAAAAACGTTTCCTCCCTAATCCGAGAATGTCACATAAGATAGTGATGAAATAACTAACAAACAACATCATTTTTCTGCTTAAAATTGACAACGTTGTATCATATTCCCTTCGTCTAAAAAAATAAAAATTATCCACATCCTTATTTCTCTGGCTAATGCTTTTTAGTTGCCTGTATACAGATTGCTTTTGCTCAAATTCTAAAAAAGATTGCTTCCTATAATTATGATGACTTACTTCTATATTAAATGGCCAACTCACTCCCTCCATTAATAAATCATCTATTTTGCAATTAATAAAGCTCACCTCCGTCTTGGTCAAGTCACAGTTAGACATAACAAAGCAACTTAAAAGCGATTGGTGGAGCACCAAATTCTTTATCGATTTAAAACCAGCATTTTTAATAATGAACTGTGTTACCTTGCTATCAGTGGCATTCGCTATCTGTAGTTGTTGATATATACTGGAGTCCTGCATATCAATTTGGACGTTTTGCATTCGGTTGGTGCTCGCATTAAAAGAAAGAGTTCCGATATTAAATTTGTAGCCCAAATGAATTTCTCTGAAATCACCGACAAAATGTAACTCTTTCGTTTCAAGGCTTCTAATGGATACCAAATTAGATTCACTGGATATAATTGTAACATCCTCACTAACATTTGCTTCATGTATAAGAAAATCCTTAGCAGCACCTACACATTTTATAGAATTGGAAATCAAAGATAAGAATTCCAACCTATTAGCCCTAGCATTTTTCAAAAAAGAAATTACAGAAAACTTACTTGGTTTATAATCTCTTGGATATTTCACCCTACCGAAAAGAGGAGTTGAATTAAATATCACTCTATCATAATCACCACCTACGAGCACCTGCTTAAATATGTTACCATACTCGAACCTCAGTTCAGTCTTTTCATTTTCAGAGTTTATGGTCAATGGTAAGTTACAAGCACATAAAACAAAAATCACAGCAGATATGTTGCTTGGTATATCAACCTCACTGATCAATATATTACAGTTGATAATGGTTATTATTGACTCTGAGCTTACCCCCCCAAAAATTTCATTTGAGGATGTAATCGTTCTCCCTTCCAAAAAAAATACATCGTTCATTTTCATACCTCATTGCATTTTCATATACTTTACACACACCCTTAAGTGATTCATAGCATTCACAATTTTTTGTATCTTTGCCCCCTTAGCAAGAACATAAAAAACTGTTTCATTAATGGAATTTTCCTCATTTTTCGCTGATAACCACAAAGCTTTGTATATAATAACACCCTGTAATATTTTTCAGTTCGCAAAGAAGTTAAAACTGTTCCTCATACCGTATCACACCTGCCTTCTTTGCTTTTCGCTCTATATATAAATCTCATCCGCAAGTTCATTTCAAATCACATAAAATCAAAAAAAAACCATCAAAACAATTACTTAATTATTTATAACATTCTTTTTGGGATCGTGAAAACTGAAAAACGCTGAAATTCCTTTCATTCTTTTCAGTTCTGGTTTTCCGCGAAACAGCCAGAACTGGCGCTATCTGGTGGTCTGGTTTGTAGAAAAAGAAAACTGAAAAATTTTATCGATCCAGAAACCGCAGGCGGGTGCGGTGTAGTGCCGTTTTTGTCTGCGAAAGATTTATTTTGTCAGCGTGTAACGCCGTCAGCGTAACGTGACAGCACAGATCCTTTTGTGGTGTTGCGCGGTAGTGGTCAGATGAAAGAAGCGCTTAGAATGCGTCTGGTGAGGTATGGGAATGGGTACAAAAAAGCCCGCATTATGCGCGGGCTAATGGAATGATCAAGCGATTATCTTCTGGTACTTACTCCGGGTCTGTCCTGCCTTCTCTGCCGTCTGTGTGAATGCTCCGGCATTGGTTGGCGTACCAACGCTGGGGTGTGAATGGCTCGCACATTGCTGCGCCAGCTCTGCCAGTAAATCAATGGTGTCCAGCATCATGGTAAGCGTGTTCACACTCTCACTGCCAATATGGACGGTTGGCCCCATAATCTGCTGGCCGCCCGCCGCCACCGATTTACGCAATGCGGCAATCTTTTCAGTCAGGGTTCCCCCCACATCAACATCTACGCCTCCGGCCACCTTAGTGGACTGTTCCCCTGCAATATCGGTTTCGTCATTCCCTTCAATGCTGGCCAGCCTGTTGCCTTTCACGGCCTGGCTATAATCCCCGGCACTGACCTGCTGAATGGCTCCGGCCATCAGAGTGGAGGTACCCAAAACCGTGGTCTTATCCGTAGCTTTAACCGTTGTTTCACGGCTGACCAGCTCGCGCTGTTCCGTATCGGCTTTGACCGTCCGCGCCATCGATGTTTCGCTGATGGTCTGATCGGTCTGCCTCACCCAGTCGCCAGCCTGGGTAACACGTTGCGACACTTCCGCCCGCTGCTGTTGCAGCTGCTCACCGGGTTTAACATCCGGCAGACTGGTACCATCCGGCAGAGTCTGCCTGATAAACGGTTTATCCGGGCGACCTCCGGTAAACGCAACTTCAACCAGCGTCCCTTCTGGCGGGAACTGGAACATGCCGGAGTCATTACCGGCCATAGGTACCGGCAGCGGCACCGCGGAATAAACCGGCGTCTGGTTATCCGGGTTGCCGTCTGCATCAAGCAGCTGCACATCAACGGCGTAGCGCGGCCGGAACGGATCGGCAAAATTACCACTTTTCACGGCCTCACTGGGTGCCACCACTCTGGCCAGTTTTGGCAGGTGCAGCCCGGAAGCCAGTTCCGGGTAATGGCTTTCAATCTGACGCTGTGCCGGTGTTTTCTGTAATGGCTGACCTGTTGCGCGATTTCTGGGTGTCCAGGTAACTGCCATAGTGTCATTGGTCAGGTGCACTTTGGTCACGCGTTCCCCGTTCAGCTCCACACCCGGCCGCAAACTCTGGATCACCGGCAGCGTAATGGAATTACCGCCAGCAGCCCCCTGGCTGAACTCTGCCGGGATATCGACCGGGCGACCGGCAAACATCGCTTTTTCCGCGCCGCCCACATACAGGGAACCATCCGGCAACTGGTACCAGATGTAATCCGGGATACTGAATGCTCTGCCCAGATTATTCAGCAACTGATAGCCCGTGCCATTGTGGGTGAAATGGGGGATCGGCTTATCGCTGTATGGGGCATCTGGCACACTGACAGCAATTCCGCTGTTTTCCTCCAGCCAGCTGGCTACCTTGCGCAAAGTGGGATGCTGAAATGAACATGGCCACATTCTTTCAAATACGCCGACCAGTTCGCGCACAAACAGGCGCTGAAAACCGTTTTCGGCAGGTTGTGCGCGTTCCACATAACCAGTAAACCAGCGCAAAAGCAGATCGGAATACCCCACATCCAGCCGAACCAGTTTCCCGGTGTAATCCGTAGTCGTCTGTGCAGTGATGAATCCCCGGCCGCAGCTGTTCAGCTCCAGCACCAGGCTGGCATCTGCCAGGTGAACTTCATCCGTTGAAAGGTACAGGCGTTTAACTGGTTTCATCATTAACCCAAAGCATCATTGACGGGTTTCAGCACCCGTTTTTCAAACCACGTCAGTTTTTCTTCATCTTCCCCGGCACTCTGGCCACCGGATTGTCCCGCATTATCGGCCGTCTGTTTTTTGGCAGACGTTTTGCCTGTTGCCCTGGCTTCCCGCTTTTCCTGCACGCTGATATGTTCTGCCAGGGTGAACGTGACCAGCCAGGCCATTTTCCCGTCCTGCTGCGGAGCATCAAGCATCCCGCTGAATGTCGCCTCGCGAAAATTCACGGCTCTGGCCACTTCATGTGCCACGCGGTATTTCTGGCGGTTGCCTCCGGCATCCGTGGCGCTGGCCAGTTCAAAAATACGCTTCAGGATCTCCGGGCTTTTAAACGGAATTTCACCACTGATACGCAGCTCTTTCCCTTTTGCCCCCTGCTCTGATTTGGTTGTGGCACTTGTCTGGCCGGACTGGTCTTTATCCTGAAACTGCTGCGATACAGTCACGCGCATGTTTTTCAGCTGGATAGCCTCGCCATTAAGCGCCAGTGTTGGGATCGAAGTCATGAATCATTCCCTTTATTCCATCCAGATTGTCACCGACCAGCATCACCGCCGCGGTATAGACGGCTGACGGTTGCGGGATATCCTTTACCAGTTCCAGCAGCGTGGTGGCCGTATCGCCGGTGCTGGTAAACACCCATGCCCTCGCACTTTTCCCCTGCAAATCATTCAGCCCGCTGGCCACATCACTGATCAGGCTGTCACGCAGCTGCGCGAACTCACCCATTTGCTGCTTTAATCCGTCCAGGCTGAATCCCGCACTGGCCGCTTTTTGTGCCTGGCTGACAGCCGCCGCAGACAATGCCGCCCTGCTGGTTGGCACAGACAGCGGAATGGCCACCGGCAACCCCGCCCCGGCTTTAGCGGGGATCTGCATTTTTTCGATGGCCAGCGCCGCAGCGGATTGTGCCAGGCGCTTGACCTGCGTGAATGCCGGTGCCGGGAAAACATCCACCAGACCGTTGAGGCGGATCATAAAATTCTCATGCGTCTGGCCTGTCACCATCATGATCATCACATCAGCATTCCCGCCCGTTCCGGCCAGCCTTTCAGCAAGATAGCGGACGGCATTCACCGGGCTGAGATATGCCCCGTTATCCGTCTGCTGCCCCAGACCATTAATCCACGGATGTGCCGGAACAACCGAACAATTCAGCGCAGCCAGTGAGTCAGTCAAAGCCAGACGTGATTCACGCCACATATTCAGGCACCTCCGGCCAGTTAATATCTGGCGCAGTGCTCAGATCCAGACGGCGCAACGCAGTACGGTAAGCGCGTAGTATCGCCAGCTCTGTTTCCTCATCGGATGAAATATCACCGTCTTTTTGTGCGTCCTCCAGCCAGTCAATACGCGTTGTAACCTCAGCCATGCGGCTGTCACGTTCTGCTTCAGCGTCAGCCAGGTGATTGCGGATTTGTTGCAATTTGCCGTCTTTATAAAACCAGTCGTCTCCCAGCGTGACGCGCAAATTTGCTTTTGTGGCCGGAAGTTCGACAACGCTCATATTGACCGGAAAAAAGGCATGAATATTTGTCGTGAATGTTCTGACACGACCATCATCGTCATAGCCAATTTTTAGCGTATTTGATTCATCAAATAACTTAATAACGTCATACCAGTCATTGCCTTTATCATCCTGCAAAAACAGAACGTTCTGACCATCAATAATCTTGGGTCTGTCAGTAGTGTCTGGTATATATGGGGTGAATTTACCGAAGCTCTGCATTTTATTACCTTTTAGTTAATGACATACCAGTTGTTATTCACACATTTTCGCGTATAGCGAATGATAAAATTACCGACGTTGCTGCTCCCACCAACCATATTAAAGTTGTACATAGCTGCACCATCTGTCCCACGCGGATATCCCCAACCATCCCGGAATCCAACTTCAGCCGGTGCAGTAAGGTCGATATTCTGGACGAAGTTTTGTAATACCCATTGTTGCGTGGCGTAAGCCGACAAATCTGTGGCTGGCGGCGGGTTTGCAGTACTGTAGTCGATAACCCACGGCGTCCGTTCTGACATGTCTCCATTCCATGTCTGGCGACTGGCGCTCGCCCCGGTATGACTGAAATATTGCTGTAGCCATACATTCCCTGAACGTGCAACGAACATAAAACCATAGCTATATAGCCTGTTACCATTTGGGTATTTGGGAAAATCAGCTACCGTTTCAGGTTTATCAAGACTCACCAACCACCACCCCGGCGAGTCGGCAGAGGCCATCCTGCCGTTATTTCCAATTGTTCCTATGGGGTCTTTCGGAATGGCACCAATATCAGCGGCGGCTGTCGGGATTTTTAGTACCCGCCAATTTATCGAAGTATTTGCCTCGTGTATTCTCCAAGCCAGATAACTTATATTTGTATCGTATCTGGAAAGCAAAAGCGCACAATCATTACCCGAATCACGGATGCCGATAACATTCACATAAACAAACGTATTTGCAAACTCAGGCATTCCCGCAGGGAAATTGATTGCTGCATTTACTTCAATGAAAAGGGTTTCACCTGCTGCAAACTCATACGAATTAAAATTAAAGCCGCGTGAAGCGGGAATTACAGTCACCCCCAAATTCCGGTCGCCAACCTTTAATACACGACCGAGAGTATTATCATTTCTCGACGTTGTAGCGTCGAGCGTTGCGGCTGTACCTAGTTGCAGCGCATTACGCGCCTGTGCTTTGTCCGGGATATCATTCAGGTTCTGGTCTTTTTGCAGTGCTCTTGCCGCCTTGTTAACCGTATCCTGCAAACCAATATTCTGAACAAATAACTGCGGATTCGGGATATCTGCACCATTACGCTCTTTTGCGAGACGCGCGTTGGCGTTATCCATCGCGATTTTAACCGCTTTCAATGTAGCGGCCAGTTTTTCACTGGTGCTGTCTGTCGCACTGCTTAACCGGGTGAATCCCTTCTCGCTGGTCGTGGCATCAGGGTGATTACGCGATTGCTCATGCTTTTTCAGCGCATCACTGGCCTGTTGTTCGTTCAGCGTCCCTTTGGGCCGTAAATCCGTGATATTGCCATTCACATCAATGCTGGCCACGGCAAACACATAATGCTGAACGCCGTTCTGTACGTAATCTGCCAGGTTTTCCGCCACGGTGATTTTGCTCTGAACATTCCAGACACTGGTCAGTGCTCCCGTCCAGCACACATCCAGCCAGACTTTGACCGGCTTTGTCGTCACGGTGATATTCTGATTTGCAGCCAGTGACGTACGCAGTCCCGCCACATAGCCGGTACCTTTGGTCACAAAGAACTGATTGCCCGTTTTACCGACCAGATAACCATCGCCAAAGAATGCCGCAGCGCCGTAAATATCCGCATTTTCCAGGCGCTGACGCTCATCCATCCCGGCCATACGCGCCGTGAAGTCAATCTGCCAGGTCTCAGCCGGTGTAGTAATCCCGGTTTCGGTCTGTGCGCCGTTGTACTCCATCAGAAACGAACGGGTAAGCACGTTCCCCTGCTGCCCTTCCGCTGTTTTCAGCTTTTGCTGCACAGGCGCATGAACAATCATGGCCAGGGTGCCGCTGGCCTTATTCAGCAGACCGATCCAGTTGAAACTGAAATCGCCCACGTCAGCGCCCAGAACGGCGGAATACACCACGCCATTTTCATTCACCACGCCAGTGCGGGTAACAGGCTGCCGGTGCACAATCTGCTCCACAGGCGGCAGTGCTTCATTCCGGTCAACGGGTGTATCCGGGTTCAGCCCTGGCACATTCGCAAATACAAATTCATCCAGTAACACCGGCTCGCCGGTTGCACCCTGCTGCGCTTTCCAGTGCTCAAATGCCAGCGTGATAGCTGTCTGTGACATAAAAACTCCTTACAAACCTGCGCTGAATGTCGCGCTGTGGGTTTCCGCCCCTGCTAACGAAGCCGGATAAACCACATATTCCCCCTGATCCCATCCGGCTCTGATGGCCATTTTTTCCGATGTGATCACCTCAAACTGATAGCGGCGGCATGTTCGCCCGTACTGCCTGATTATCTGGATAAGCAGCTGCGTGTTGTCTGCTATCTGGCTGTCCGTCACACGAACCAGGATCACATCCCAGTCAATACCCGGCTGACGCTCCCGCAGCTCCACATATCCAATGCCCAGCCGTTCAAAGATGTTGATAAATCCCTCTACGGAACCGGCATCACGGGCATTGACAAAGGCATACGCCACACGCTTACGAAACAGACTCAGTGGCTCACCATCAAAGCGGGTTATGTCCCGGTCATACGCCAGCAGGTTCAGTAATGCCGGTGTGCAGGTGAGCGGATCAAACTGGTTCAGTGGCCAGGTTATCCAGCCGTAAACCTCCGCCCAGAATCGCCGCGCTGTTTTCAGCAGCTTGTTCGGCTCCCCCTGATTCATCCAGGAAGGAAGCACCATCCCGGCCAGCTTTTTCATGAACTCATTCATTTTCCAGACTCACTACCAGTGACTTCAGACGCGGCACATTCAGCTCACTGGTAATGTCACCCAGTGAAAAGGACAGCGAATCCGCGAGCGCAAAGGTTTTGTGGATCTCCCGTCCCAGCTGAGAAAACGAGAACCGCGAATATGGCCACGTCTTTCTGACGTCAAAATCAGCGTTTTCACGAAAAGCACAGCGGATCATGTTTTCAATCCCGGCCTTCAGGCTGTTCCGTTCATCGTCTGTCAGGTTGGCCAGATTTCTGACATACACCGTCACGACCAGATCGTGACGGGTTTCCGGCATGGCATAACACTGCATATCGTCGCCGTGGCCGTGGTGTCCCTGCGTGTTGATGTAATCATTCACCGCATTCACAAACGGCGCGGAAGCCACCCCGCTGTCCAGCAACAGATAGGCGTTTGCGGTACCCGGTCCCCTCGGCGCTTCATGCTCAAAGAAAATCCGGTCAATACTCAGCCCGGCAACACCGGCAATCATTGAACGGTAAACCGCATCCGTGTGGTAATTGCCCACCAGGTTGAACTGGTTGCGGCAGCGTTCACGCAGTTCATCATCACTTTCTTCATCGGCACCCGGCACCGTCAGCCAGTTTTCTTCGCTGGCCACATGGCTGATACCATCCACGGCCACAGGCAAAATGCGGTAATACCCTGGCGCAAGGTTATAGGCTCCCCCGGTTCCGGTGGCTTTCACCGGCAGCAATGCGCTGGCCGTGCCGGAAGGGATCACCACATCGCCTGTGGTCGCCAGTTCGTACACCCTGCCGTTGATGCGTTCAGTCTGGATAACCGTTCCGGCCTTCACCGTCACAACGGCTCTGGCATCTTCCTTAAAGAAACGGATCACACCCTGCGCAGCGCTGGCAGGTTTCGCCGTCACGTTCACCGCCCAGGCCAGCAGACGCAACATGCTCCCGCTGGCCGTGGCCACAAACATATTGGCCAGTACCGTGGACACCAGAACCTCTTTCAGCCACATCACCGGCGCAGTCACAATGGCCGTAATTAACCGCCAGAACGGTGACATGCGGGATGTGTTGGTGATCATGCCCTCATCAGCCGCAATCGCATTAAAGCGATCCCGTACTTCAGATTCCGTCACCGGCATCCCGCTGGCCTTCACCACTTCCTCAAAATCAACCTGCGGTTTTTCTGTCATAAATCCACCTGCGCAGAAATGCCGCCAAAATCATAGGTGCTGGCCGTTATCCATAATCGTTTCTGGCTTTCCTCACTGATTTCCACTGTTCCCGGAATAATCCGTTCATCATCTTCAATCAGTAATTCCATACGGGTAAAAATATCCGCCCGCATTGTTGGGCTGCGTTCGGCAATCAGTTCCGTTGCCAGCCCGCTTTCAATAATGGAATGAATAATGTCCTGCCCGATACTTTTACGGTTATTACACAGTTCAGGTTCATATCCGGTATTCAGAACAAAATCACCGCTCTGAATAAGCAAATCAATATAAAGGCTCTCACTCATGCGCCCAGCTCCTGAAATTCCATTAACTGACCGGGTGTAATCATTTCTTTCGGATAAATGTTTACCGTGTCAATTTTCCGGCTATTGTCGGTCACGGACTTAGCATTACTGTTAATCGTTTTGGTAATTCCGCCCTTCTCAATGCCTTTTAATTCACCTCCGGTTAAAAGCCTGTCTGGGGTGAAACTATTTTGCGTCACCGCAGGAAGTGCGCCTTCAGCTTTCGCGGATTGTTTTAACTCTGGTACCGGATATACCGCTGTTTCATTTTTAGCGATACCTGCTGAAGCAGCGCCCGCCAGTTCAATATCAACACCCGGAATATTATTTAATTTACTTACAATCCAGTTCCATGATTTCAGAAAGCCGTTTTTAACCGACAGCCAGACATTATCAAACAATGACACAATGCCTGTGGCCAGCCCGCTTAATGCCTGAGAAGGAGAAAACCCGGTCAGTAAGGAAATAAAACTGTTCCAGCCTTCGCTGATAAACTGCCAGGCTGAAGCAAACACCCCGGCAAGCCATGCCACTACCCTGGCGCATGCCTGAAATGCAGCGGTATCCATGACCGCGTTCTTTACCGTGTCCCAGTGTTTAATCAGCAGCCAGCAACCAGCAGCAAGTAAGGCAACGGCACCAATCACCAGCAGGATCGGCCAGCTCATCAGATTGATACCAATCCCGGCCATCATTGCCGCCATACGAACCGCCAGCAACGTACCGCGCAGAAATTTCAGCGTGGCGTTCCAGGCAACCACGGCAATGTTCCCCAGCCAGACAGTGGCGGTGTAGATTTTCGCGACGGCCGTCAGCGCTACCCAGATCCCGCGCAACCCCATCATGATGAATCTGGAGACACCCATCACGATGTTTGCGACTGCGCCCACAGCCGCAAAGCTGAGCAAGGCCATTGCCGCATACCCGACAACACGCGCAATGTTGGGAAACAGCTGCATCCAGCGGGCAAAGGTCTGCCCCATATCAGCCAGGCGATTCAGTACCGGATATAACACCGGGATCAGCGTCAGGCCAATCACGGTCTGGATAGCCTTCAGGATTGCGACAAAGCGATCCCACGGCTTCACCATTTTCTGCGCCATTTCCTGGGTACGCTTCAGACCATCAGCACCGCCCAGCTCGGTGATATTGCGCTGAAGCAGCGCCACATTACCGTACAGATGTTTCACCACCGCCGAACTGTCACCAAATGCTGCATCCAGTTCAGCCTGGGCTTTCAGATTCCCTTCCAGGCTTTTGCCATACTTGCCCTGTAACTTGATCAGCATTTCAGGCATGGACAGCATTTTGCCGGTGGAATCCGTGAAGGACAGCCCCAGCTTTTTACCGCCCTCAATGGCTCCGGTCATAAAGCCTTCATAAGCGCTGCTGGCTTCCGTTCCCAGTGTCCGCTGAAGCTGTCCCAGCACGGCCAGCTGTTCATCCAGCCCCACGCCGTAGTTGGTACCCACGCCGCGCGCCCCTTCCATCAAATCCTTGATAGCGGCCATTTCCGTGCCAAAGGTTTTGCGCATGTACACCATTTTTCCGGCCAGCTGTTCAGCAAACTCAACCTTTCCCAGCCGGTTGGCATCGGCGGAGAAGTTACCGAACATCTGCCCCATAAACTCAGCGGTTTCCGCTGCGGTGGATTTGAGCGCAAACGCCAGGGTATTAGCGACTTTCGTCACTTTCGGCAGCTCATTCCCGGTCAGCCCGGCAATGGAGGCGTTTATACTTTCCGTGGACTGGACGAACTCCACCGCGCTGGCACCGTAGGTTGTACTGAAGCGCAGCGCATCACGCTGAACGGCCTTAAGCGCAGAATCATCGATCCCTTTTGCGGCCGCATCATTCAGCGCGTCATACATTTCAATGGCGGGCATCAGCGCACCTTTAATGGCCATCCCTGTACCCGCCAGCGCCAGAACACCGCCGCCAGTCTGCATAAAGGCTTCTTTTGATTTTTCAGCAAAGCCCGTTACGTTGCCCTGCGCCTGTTTTAACGGGCGGGACAATTTATCAATAAGGCTTAATGTAAAATCTAACTGTTTCATTCAGTGCCTTTAAATGCTTTAGCCACGCCATTAGCCACGGCTATTCCCGTATATTCCCAGTGACGGTTATCCAGCCATATAGCGGCGGCAATATCGTCAACAGAATCCTGACCATGTGGTAAATAATGACGGCGAAGAATTAAATACTGTTCGAGTCCATTTCGTTCAATATCATGGACTCGCTTTGTCAGTTTTTTACTTCAATCTCCAGTTCCGGCGCGTAAATATCATTAACCTTACCGCGAATTCAACTCCGAAGTGCAACACCCGCCAAATCAAGCAACCTGTCGTAGTTCATCAAACACGATCTGCGGTTGCCTGAAATCCAAACATTTGCGCGGTCTAAGGTTGAGTCGCCGCTCGAAGGCCGACAACTCATCCGGGCTGAGCTGGCTCAGGTCGCTGCCCTTGGGCACATACTGCCGCAACAAGCCATTGCTGTTCTCGTTCAGACCTCGCTCCCACGCGCTGTATGGATGCGCGAAGTAAAACTGGGCATTTAGCACCTTGGCTACTCGCTCATGTTCCACAAATTCACTGCCATTGTCCGCGGTGATTGTATGAACATGTGCCTTGTAGGGCTCTAGCATGCAGATGATGGCATCGGCCACTGCAGCTGCCGTCTTGGCAGGCACATACTGCACTAGGTAGAGTCGGCTCTTACGCTCGGCCAGTGTCACGATGGCACCACTACCTTGTTTGCCCGAAACGGTATCCACCTCCCAGTCACCCAATCGGCTACGAGAGTCGACTATCGCTGGGCGCTCATCGATCGATACCGGGTTGGGGATCACGCAGCGCTTGGCATTCTGTCCCTTACGGTAACGTTTGTGGCCTTGCCGCAAGTGACGGAACAGCTTGCCACCGTTGGCCTTATCCTGCGCCACATAGCGGTAGATCCACTCATGACTGACAGGGCAACCAATGCGCCTGCAGACCGAGCTTATCTGCTCCGGACTCCAGTCTGCGGCCAACGCCATGGTCACGAAAATAAGGGTATCTTCCGGGACACGATATTTGCTGCTGGAACATCGTCGCAGGGTGGCCGATTGATGAGCCTCTGCTGGTTGATAACCTTGCGCACACCGGTTGCGACGGAGTTCGCGACTAATGGTGGATGGATGCACACCCACCTTGCGGGCAATCATTGCTTGGCTCAAGCCATGGTCATGAAGGCAGGCGATCTGGTATCGTTGTCCTTCGGTCAACTGATGGTATCTCATGGTGTTCCGCTTTGTTTCTTTGGCGAGAAGAAGCGTACCAGAACCGGCAGTTGGCCTCTTCTCTCCTATGCACCATGGGTGTTGCAGTTATTATCTGAATTCGCGACTGACCAGTTGCAGTGCTGCACCCGGACGTTTTAATACGTCAATCAGTGCTTCTTTCGTTTCCGTGGTAACAATACGCATCAGATAATTATTTGCAGGTGCAACTTTATTATCCATCGCCATTTCATTAATCAGTTTATTGTAGGCAGTCTGATTAGGTTCAAAAACAATATCCGCACCACAAACACACAGTTTAATTTGTTCCATAAATAACACGCTCTCTTAAATTAATTTCATCAACTAACTGATTATGACGCGCCGCACACTGACCATATATTTCAAGGTAAACAGTCAGCAGTTCCGCTGTATCTTTACCTGTTGCCCCGTGCAGGCGCGGCAGCTGCGTGGCGCATCGTGTTTTCAGGTTTTCCTGATAACGCACGTTCGGTACCGGCGACGGCGCTGTTGTACATGCTGACAAACTCATCAGACAGGCACCTGTTAGTAAAAACCGGCTTAAGCACTTCCGTGCGGATCTCTCGCGGTTGCGCATTTCTTAGCGCCTCCAGTTTATCTTCCAGCTCCCTGGCGGAATCACTGGCAATGCCCTGCATAGCCTTTCGCGATTCATTACCCGCCACCTGCGCCGCCGTATTGATTGCCAGCTCCAGACTGTCGCGCCGCCAGTCAGCTGTCAGCCAGCCCCAGACAAACGCCAGCGCCACCACAACCAGCCACTGCGCGTGACTCATCAGCGCACCCCGTTATGTTCCAGGCTGAAATGATTACCATCCGGTCTGGATTTGAAGCGCCCGCCCCAGCTTCCGCCCAGTGATTCCCAGTATTCACCCAGCGGCAGATAGTCCTCTGTACGGGTCTGGTACTGGCCATTCACAAACAGGTTAAAATCCACGGCCAGACGCTGGGTGTGCAGACTGTTCGAAATACCGCTGCCCTTCTTCACGTTCAGCGCCGCCTGTTCCGGGGTGCGGTACGCTTCACCAAACGTCAGCCGGTAGCCGCGTTCTTCCGCCCAGTGGATCAGGTTGGCCACCATGACGGTAAACAACTGCTGCTTTTCACTCAGGGTCATTTGTCACGCTCCCGTTCTTCTTTCCCGCTGCACGTCTGCGCAGCCACATTTCAACAGCCTGATAACCAGCAATACCCAGCGCAGCCCCCAGCCCCTGAATAGCCAGCGGGCTGGCCTCCGGGATTTGAATCAGCGCCGCGCCAGCGATAACTGAAACAAAACTGCCCAGGATCACACGGCTGATAAACAGGCGCGGTGTAATGGGATCATCACTGGCCAGCACCTTCGCAACAGCAATGAGCGCCCCCATAATCAGAAGTGAATAAAGACTTTTTTCATGTTCCTGCATTCCGGCTTCCTTATCCGATCAGGTTTTCCGTGGCTTCCGCTTCCAGATACGGCACACCGTTGATGTTCACGAACTTGGGACTGGTCACAAAATATTTGATTTTGTGCGTCGCCACACCACCCCCCTTGGGATCGATATCCAGCAGATTACTCAGCTGAAGTTTGTTGCCGAACGATTCCACTTTCATTTCTTCGCTGCCCGCTTTGGCATAGAAAAGAAAATCCAGCGGCGGAATACCACGCCACGAACCTGCGGCGCGGGCTTTAGCCGTCAGTACGCCCAGCACTTTGGAACTGACTTCAATTTCTCCCTCTGCGGCCACATCGCCATCGACATGGCCATCCGGCACACCACGGGTCTGGGCGGCGGCGCTGTTATCCGTGATATCGAGTGTGATTTTCTCGATATGGATCAGATCGCCATCAAGATAGGTATCAAACGACATACCCGAAATACGTTTACTCATGCAGCGCCCTCCAGACTGGCATCCAGTAACAGACTGATGGTGATTTGCAGCGGAACTTCCCAGGTGCGTACCACCAGATAAATATCCACCGTCTTTTTGTTCTTCCAGACAATGGTCACGTCACCGTCCTGCGGCGGCTTTACTTCCCCCGGAAATGACACGCCATTGATACTGGCCGCTGTGGACATTTCACGCAGTGGACGTGCAAACAGCGTCTGGTGTGCAGCAATGCTTCCCGGTGTGCTGTTCAGTGAACGATCCGCAATTTTGCTGATAGCCAGCAGACGTACACGACGCGCCGCTTTATCGGCAACACGCAGGGTTTCAATCGACTGGTAATCGCCGCCTTCCACATCCAGCGTTCGCCCGTCAGCCCAGTAAAAACCGTCATAGTCCGGGTACCACATCGGCACACTAAAGCGCTGCGCTTCCAGTGCCTGAAGCGTGGCCAGCTCCAGTACCGCCCCGGTACCATCAACCGGCATTTCATCACTGCCCAGATTCAGCAGCGCCCCGGTTTTCACACGGGCAGGACTGTCTGCGATAGTCACGGCACGACTGCACAGACGGCCAGCCAGCACACCCGGCTCATTTCCCCACAGACGCGGAACCAGTTGCACCGCCTTCTCTGCAATACCATCCTGAATGGCAGACACACGGGTCAGGTAATCCGCCTGGGCTTCTTCCTCCTGCATTCCCTGCGCAGCCAGGATGAACCACACCCAGCGCCCATATTTAGAAATCAGCGTGGATCGTAACGTCGCCGCCTGATTCACCGGGGCTTTGGCCGTCACATCACTGGACAGCACTACCCCCTCCACCGAACACACCACCTGTGCGGCCAGAACCGCTTTCACCCAGGCATCGTCCTCAGCATCTGCGGGCAGCACATGAATAAATGCCCACCAGTTCTGACCGGCGTTTGCCAGCGCCGCCAGAACATCGCTTTTCAGCGGGCTTTCCGCTTCTCCCAGCAGTGCATCAAAATCACTCTGGGCATTCACCGCCAGCGTTTTCCCCACATTTTTGGTACCCGTACCGATAAACAGCAGCGTGCGCTCCACTTCATTGGTTTCACCCAGCAGCTGGTTTACCTGGTTCACGGTCACGTTTGGCCAGGTCATGTTTTCCCCTTAATATCCTGCGCCTTAACATCCCAGCCAAAGCCGATGGCCTGAAGCTGACGCGCCAGCGCGTTATCAAATTCATCGTCACTCATGCCCAGAAAGACACGGGCAGGAAGATCCACTGTCCAGCTGGTTTTCACCGTCTTACCGCTGAGTTTTCGAATCAGTAGCCCCGCCCGGCTGTATGGCATCGTTTGGGTTAACTCGCCCAGCGTGGGCTTTTTCCAGCGTTTACCGGTGCGTACCCGGTACCCCAGCGCCCGCAGTTTTTTGGCCTGGGCTGGCGTGGCCATTTTTCCGGCCTCCACCTTCCGTGGCTGGCTGCGACGGCTGACACTGACGCGCATCCCGTTTTGTTGCGCATATCCGACTGTCCCGGCCGGTACCGGCGTTTCCCCGTTCCGGTAGCCACCACCCTGCAAATAGATCCGTACCGCCTGAATTTCTGGCATTTCACGGATATGCAGCAGTTTTGGCAGGTTCCGCAGCATCTTCCCTTTGCGCTTCGTTTTACGCCCCGGCCACTTCTGACCATCCGGTGCTTCCTGATTGCGAACGTGCCGTTTTGCGGCGGCAATCACGCCGTATTTGGTCAGCCTCCAGATAAGACGCTGGCGCTTTTTGGGCGGCAGCTCCATGCTGGCCAGTGATTTACGCAACTCTGCCAGCTGTTTTTTATTCAGCTCGCCACCGGCAATCATTCGTTACCGCCTACCGGCGCACCGGTTTCATCCACGCCATAAATATTGGCGGTGATCGCTATCCAGACTTCAGGGTTAACCAGCGACCAGCGTTTCCCCTGCCACGGGATCGCCCCGTTTTCGTCCTCCCTGATCACCAGTTCTTCCGCCATTGGTACCGTCAGCACAATGGTGGCGGTTTCCTCATCCTCCACTGACACATCCCAGTCCGGTTCAGCTTCAGTCAGGCCGACCTCATCCAGTAATTCCCTGTCAGCCTCATCCAGCCACGCGGCCAGCAGCGACATAAGCAACTGCGGCGGACACAGGCGATACGGGAAACGCTGCCAGCTGATTACCGCGTCATAGCGAATCACCGCCTGGCGGTACTGCCCCAGCCCGTAATCTTTCGCGGCAGGGATGAACTTCATTTCATCCAGCACACTGTCAAATGACTGCATGGCGCGCGGCGGCACGTTTTGCTGAAAAAATGCGGTCAGGCTCTCAAGCTGTGTCTGGCTCATACTTTTTTCACCGTTGCACGTTTAAGCCCCTTCATGCGACGGATAACCACTGAGGCCTCAGCCAGTAACCCGGCGCGGGTTTCCATACTCTCCTGCCCCGGATGGGTTTCACGTCGCCCGACAGTGGCGAACTCCCCCAGCAGATCCGCTTTTGCCCTGGCAAATACCGCTTTCATGTACTGGGCGCACAGGCTGTTAAGCCCGCCCATTTTTACGCCCGGAACATCTGCTGCCAGCGTGTGGCCTTTTGCTTTCCAGCTGGCCTCCACGTTTTCCAGCTCGGCATTCACCTCCGCGACTGCGGCCAGCAGCGCCTGACTGATGGTGTCCGCGTCGATATCGGCTGGCAGTGACCGCTGCGCCTGAAAGTCCTTCAGATTCAGATCCGGCCAGAACCCGTTATTCGTCAGCGGTTCATCCTGATAATCCAGCGGTTTTCCGCTAAACATAATTCCCCCGAAAAAGGCGGACTGGCCGGTATCCACGGCACAGCGACACACAGAGTGTTCTGCCCTCCACCGCGTCCGCCTGGCTTGCGGTAGTCTTTACCCCTGCGTCAGTTTTCGGATACGGGCGGCAATCGTCTGCCGTGCCGTTCTGACGCCGATTTTTAAATAGTATTTTTCTGCGGTGGCCAGCAACCGATCGGCTTTCTCCAGCGTTTCAATGTCGTCCACACTCGCGGCCGTTGTCTGGCCATCTTCGCCGCGCAGCAGCTCCAGCCCGGCAAACTTGAACCACTTGGCCGTAACCTGTTCATGCAGCCGCCAGGTACTGGCGACACGCTCAAATGTGCGGGAGAAATACGGTTCAACACTTTCCCCGCGCCCGGATGTTTCCTGCGCCCAGGCCAGCATCGTATCGGCCACGAACGTGGGAAAATTACTGCGCAACCGGTCCGGGGTTGCCTGCTGCTGGCTGATTGCAATGTCAGCCCAGTCCAGCGCCTTATCCAGATCGCCCACGTCAAACAGCCAGATAACACACCAGGCAAATACCGGGTTGGCGTACACCTGCCCGCTTTCCAGATACGCTTCCACAGTCGGTGTCCAGCGCGGCAGCAACACATCCCGCTTAAACTCAACGCGATCCGCGATTGTCGGCAGGTTACGGGCATGTTCCACATCCGTTTCCAGCGCCTTAATCAGCAGGTGCATGCTTTCTGTAGTTTCCAGTGCCTGACTGCGTTTCAGTTTTTGTTCCATCGCAATGCGCTGGCTGTGACGCTGCGCGGGAGAAAGTGCCATTTATCAGCCCTCTGCTGGTTCGGAAACCTTGCCGATGGTCACGGCGGATTCATCAATGGCCGCATACAACTCCGGCACTTCAACCGCATAGCCTTCATTACGCAGGTATTTGTTTTCGAACTGCTTACGGTCTTCAACAAATTCCGCCTTACGCATGCGGGTGTTGCGCTGGGTGTAGATATGCAAATTAGAAAGCGGCGTGACGACCATACGTTTACCCGGCATAAACGGCGGGATAACAGCAGGACGGCCAGCAATAGTGCTGCCCAGCATCTGCGCCGCAATTTTCTCAGTCGGGCGGTCTGCGGCCTGATACAGTCGGTATTGTTCAGCAGCAACCAGATCAGCACCGACCAGAACCACCAGGCGCGGGTCATTGCGGAACTGGGCAGGAATCTTGGCGTTAATCAGGTCAGAAGCCATTGCATCCAGTGACTTGTAATCACCGGCTTCATCCAGCACGACCGGATCGGTCATAATCTGATTACCACCCAGCAGCGTTTTCATACGCTCATGCCAGCCGATGTTGACATCTTCGCCGTTCGGGTTATCCGTTGGATTCGTCGTTTTGGCACGGCTCTTACCGTTAAAACCAATACGCAGCATATCCAGCGCAAACGCCTGTGTGGTAAACGCCTGGACCAGGTTGTAAAACTCGTTTTCGTCCTTACCGGCATTGGCCCAGACCGAAAGCAGATCCCAGCGCAGTGCGGCGCAGCTGTCCGTTTCAACCAGTGAATAGTCATTGCCGTCCACGCCAACCTGACGAACAAAGCGGCCATTTTCACTGCGGCCGGTATGCAGCACGGAGGAACCGACAGAAATCACCTGGCCACTCAGCTGGTCAACATCCAGACAGGTGATCATGTTCAGGAACTCCACGGACTCCAGCAGCGCCAGACGCAGCGCGTTTTCCTGCGGGTCATTCAGGGAGAAATAACGACTGGTATCACGTGCACCAAACTGCTGCGCCATACCACTCGAATATTTATCCAGTAAATCCCGTGCACGATTATTAAGGTGCATAAAACTCCCTCGCGATTAAGCGATAATAAAAATGTTTTGTACTAATTAACGTCAGAACGTATTACAGGAAATTAAATTTACCCGCTTTTTCTGAAATCTTGCGCCCTGGTGTACGGGTGGATTTATTACCCAGATCGTTAAAACGTTTAACGATATCTTTTGCATTATCACGAATAGCCGCAAATTCTTCGGTATCGACCACTTCCGCAATGGTATCCACATCACCCTGAACATCATTGAGCTGATTTTCAATTTTGGCTACACGGCCTTCCAGTTCGTTTACCGCGTTGGCCAGCGCCTGTAACTTATCATCACCCTGCGCGGTATCATCAGGCGGCGTTTCATCTTCAAACTTCGGTTTAATACCAAACAATTTTTGCCAGTTCTTCATTCGTATTTCCTGTTTAATTTTTCCGTCACGGGAAATCACACAACTGTAATATCCCTGCTTAGATAATTTTTTGCGCCGACTACTAAAGCGCAGCCGTGTGGTGCCAACACTGGCGGGAGTATCTGTTACCGCCAGCCCCTTGAGGTATGTACGCCCACTACCGCGCCAGTTTTCTTCCGGTTCAATCGAGAAGAACAGGAGCTGATCTTCATGGTTGGCGAAAATTAAACGCATATTCGGGCAAAGGCTGACGTAAAGCCGCGCCAGTCCGTCCTCACCATCATGCCAGGTGGTTTCCAGTACCTCCCCAAAATTACCGCAATCATCCTCGTGTTCTGGCCAGATTAGAGCGACATAGTGGTTATAGTCATAGGTTTCCCCCATATCGATAATCCACTGACGTTTAATATCTCTGCCATCAACTGTATCCCCTTCGGTAGCAACACACAGCCAGTCAGTTTTTAAATGCGACATATCCCCCCTGATTTATTCACCGACGCTGCAAATCAATTATTGCCAAATAAAACCACCACCGCATCACGCTTTATTCTGAACAGTTCGGTTATCACGTATTACCGAACAGACGCGAATTAACACCACCGTTTTTTCATAACAGCCACGGCATAATTATCCGCATGGCTAAATACTCAGAAGAACTAAAAGGCGTTGTCCGCGCACTTTATTTGCGCCGCTATACGCCAAAAGAAATTGCATCAGAATTAAATCTGCCGAATGCGCGGATCGTTTACTACTGGGCTGAGAAATACAGCTGGGCTGATTTACTCAGTTTTGAAAGCACAGAGGAGGCAATCGAACGCCGCTACCAGCTGCTGGCCAGCCGCGATAATAAAACCGATCTCGACCTGAAAGAAATGGACATGCTGATTGCCCACGCCACAAAGCTGCGTGCTCAAAGCAATAAGCATAAAGAAAAGATGGCCAGCGGCCAGAGTAACGGTCAGGCAGCTGCGCGGGACAGCAACAGCGATGAACCGCGCCCCAAACGCAAAAACAGGAAAAACGATATTTCTTCTCTGGCTCAGGCGGATTTTGACACCTGGGCGGATGAACATCTTTTTGAATACCAGAAACACCTGCGCAGAAATATTGGCCAGCAGGTCAGGAACATCCTTAAAAGCCGCCAGATCGGTGCCACCTGGTACTTTGCATTTGAAGCCTTTGAAAACGCGGTCATGACAGGCGATCCGCAAATCTTCCTGTCTGCCTCCAAAGTCCAGGCGGAATACTTCCGGTCTTACATCGTCAACATTGCAGAACAGTATTTTGGCATCACGCTGACCGGCAACCCGATCCGCCTCAGCAACGGCGCTGAACTGCGTTTTCTTTCAACCAACAAGAACACAGCCCAGTCCTACAGTGGCCACCTGTACTGTGACGAATATTTCTGGGTGCCTAACTTCGCCCGGCTTAACGAAGTGGCCAGCGCAATGGCCACCCATGACAAATGGCGCACCACCTACTTTTCAACGCCATCGGCCAAAACACACCAGGCTTACCCGTTCTGGACGGGTGAGGAATGGAAACAGGGTAGCAAAAAACGCGCGGCCGCCCAGTTCCCGTCCTTTGATGAAATGCGCAACGGCGGACGGCTTTGCCCGGATGGTCAGTGGCGCTATGTCATCACGATGGAGGATGCCATTGCGGGCGGCTTCAACCTGGCCAACATAGAGAAGCTGCGCAACCGCTATAACACCGCCACCTTCAACATGCTCTATATGTGCGTGTTCGTGGACAGTAAAGATTCTGTATTCAGCTTTTCAGACCTGGAAGCCTGCGGCGTGGAGGTGGATACCTGGCAGGATCACAATCCGGACGCTGCGCGGCCATTTGGTGACAGGCCAGTATGGGGAGGATTTGACCCGGCACGCAGCGGCGATTTGTCGTGTTTTGTGATTATTGCCCCGCCGATGTACGCCGCAGAGAAATTCCGCGTTCTGAAGGTCATTAACTGGAAGGGCATGAACTTCCGCTATCAGGCCAGGCAGATCGAACTCCTGTTTAAAAAATACAACTTCACCTATCTGGGAGTGGACGTTACCGGTATTGGCCAGGGTGTTTTTGACAACATCCAGCATTTTGCCATGCGCGTGGCCGTCGCCATTCGTTACGACATGAACACAAAAAATCAGCTGGTACTGAAAGCGGCGGACGTGGTGGAAAGCCAGCGTATTGAATGGGACAAGAACCTGAAAGAGATCCCGGCCAGCTTTATGGCTGTACGCCGCACCACCACGCAAAGCGGTAACGCCATGACATTTGTCGCTGACCGCAGCCAGGACACTGGCCACGCGGAGGCGTTCTGGGCAATTACCCACGCCCTGCATAACGAACCACTCAACTACGAAAACAAACCGAAATCCCGCTGGGGTGTAAGGAAAGAGGCTGCATGAGTAAAAAAAACCGCTTCGTTAAGCGCAACCCGCGCGGCGATAAGTCCAAAAAAATGAGCATCATCACATTCGGCAAACCGGAACCTGTCCTGACCACCGGCACGGATTACCGCGACATCTGGTACGACAATGCCGCCGATCACTTTACCCAGCCGATTGACCGACTGGCACTGGCACAGCTTATCAATCTGAATGGTCAGCATGGCGGCATCATCCACGCCCGGAAAAATATGATTGTGTCTGATTATCTGGGCGGTGGCCTGACTTACGACCAACTGGAAGCCGCAGCGTTTGACTATACAACCTTCGGGGATATTGCGATTGGCAAAATCCGCAACGGATGGGGGGATGTGATTGCCCTGGAACCTTTACCCGGCCTGTATATTCGCCGCCGTAAAGTCAGGGACAACGCCACAGACCAGCCCGGCGATTATGTGGTGTTACAGGACGGTGAACCGCAGGTATGGCCGCAGGAAGATATCATTTTTATCAAGATGTACGACCCGCAGCAGCATATCTACGGGCTGCCAGACTATATCGGTGGCGTACACTCGGCATTGCTTAACAGTGAAGCCGTGATTTTCCGCCGCCGCTACTACCACAACGGCGCTCATACTGGCGGCATTCTCTATACACGCGATCCCAGCATGACGGATGAAATGGAAGAAGAAATTGAACAGCAGCTGCGTGACAGCAAAGGTATCGGCAACTTCTCCACCATTCTGGTGAACATTCCTGGCGGGGATGGGGATGCGATCAAGTTCATTGAAATGGGGGATATCTCCGCAAAAGATGAATTTGCCAACATCAAAAACATCAGTGCGCAGGACATTCTCAACGCGCACCGCTTTCCTGCTGGCCTGGCCGGAATTGTCCCGCAGAACACTGCCGGTCTGGGGGATGTTGAAAAGGCGGAAAGGATTTACAAGAAAAGCGAGATAGCGCCCATTCAGCGCCGGTTTATGACTGCCGTGAACAACGATCCCGAAATACCGGAACGTCTGCACCTTCACTTTGATTTAAGTTACACAGAATCAACGGATAAGGATGCGGCATGAGGCGAAAAAGGCTAAAATCCAGGCATCATTTAACAGCTGGAGCATGGAATATGCGAGTTCTGAAAATCGAATGCCCGGAATGCGGCTCAAAGGCTGTTATTCGTAAAACAAACCGGAAGCACCGGCAGATTGCGGATATTTACTGCGCCTGTTCAGATGTGGAGTGTGGCCATACGTTTGTGATGAATCTGACGTTCTCCCACACCCTCAGCCCCAGCGCGAAAACGGGTGATGCGATGGTGCAGAAAATACTGAATGCACTTTCACCCGATCAGCGCCAAATGGCATTAGACCTACTGAAAGCGACTCCCGCCGCCTGACAAGCCCCCTTCCTGGGGGTTTTTAGCTTCTGTTCTGACCATCTCCCGCATTTCTCCAGCAATCTCACCAATCCAGGCCAAAGCGATTGTTTTTTCTCTCTGGTTACTTTCGTACACATGGGCAATTTTGGCCAATAACTCAATGCGCTCCAGCTGTGCCGACGCTTCCAAAAGATCCATTTAGCCCCCACAAACAATATATAACTGTATATACATACAGTACACCGTAAAGCACAAATTGTGAAATGTATTTTCCTGCCATCTACTGACAAATGAACGTGTTACACAGATTTATACCGCTACAACCACCCCGGCCACAGCTCGTGCATTGGCTCGCTTCGTGTCTCTTGCAACTGGCCATTACGGTAAATCAATGCCACCTGGCCAAATCTCAAACCACTACCCCGCATGAGAATGGCTATTTCATCGTCAGAACCATCAAAACCCCGGCTGCGCAATTCCAGTTTTAACCGTCTGCGGGTTCCACCCTCCGTACAGTTATTGACAGAACTCCAAGGGGCGGCGTTGCCGCCAGAAAAACCCGCCTCCGCTGGCGCTTCGGCCAACTTCGCAACCTTCTGCCACTTCACCAAACGCGTACATACCGCCGAATCTGGAACCAATGGAGAATAGACACCCTGAACACGCTGCACATCCTCTGCGTATTCATTACCCTGTTCTGTGATTTCATAAGCCAGACGAACCACCAGATCACGACGGGCAACCAGTGCGCCCCCCTGTGCCTGGGTGTATGCCGCCCAGTCCCCAACATCCGCAGCAGCCAGAACCGCATCCATTCTGCGATCAGTCAGCACTTGATCACGTAACCGGCGCAACTCGCGCCAGACTGTCACCGGTGCACCGCCAATCTGCTGAAACTGGCGAATGCGCCAGCGGGAAGCCCATGCAGAAACAGATTTGGCCATATCTCGCAGACTTTCCCCTGTTTCATCGTCCTGCTCACCATCCAGCGCAAATCCATCAATGTTTTTGGATATGTATTTGGCGATATAGCCCGTAGCCGAACCTTTAGCGGGATCGATGGCTTCAACATGGAAACGTGCCTTTAGCGCATTTGGCGTTTGCAGTTCTTCGGAGTCGGTAATTCTGGCGTGATAGCAAAGAATATCGCGCACGGTATCCACGTCACCAGGACGCATAAAAAGCAGCATATGCCAGTGCGGTGTCCCATCGTGGTGAGGCTCTACCACACGAAAACCAAAAACATGGATACCTGCACGGGAAATAGCGGCGCGGGCTTTCGCCCATACACCACATAAGTAGCGCTGGGTGTCCTGCGGGGTGCAGCCATCCCACTGTGAAACAAAGCCCCCTTTGCTGTGCACCGCATGGAATCGCGATGGCGCGGTGATGGTGTAAAACTCACCGGCCAGCCCTTCTTCATTGGCCATATCTTCAAATCCTCTCATTCTTACCATTAGCTCACAGCGACGAATCGCCGGATTAGCAACACTGCGGTGCACCATGCTGTCCAGTGCAATACGCAGCCCTTCATCATTCAGCAGGTCAAACTTTTTAAAGAACTCAAGGTTCCGCTTTTTCTGGTCTATCCATTCACCCAGGGTTTTTCGGGACACATAAGCACTGGCCGCTTTCTGTACCTGCCCCACGGCAATGGCCATATGCTCACGCTGCGTATCCCGCGCCCGCTTAAGACGCAGGTACCACCATTCAGGTGCCATCATGCGAAGAATCCCGGATTCAGCCTTACGCGTTTCCAGTTGTCCGCCATTGGCTTCATGTTCAGCCCAGTACGGCGGTTGATTGTTCAGCATCAGGGAGCACGTGCATAAATGGCGGTAAGACTCCAGCGTACGGCGGCGCAGCTCTGCGGCATCGTCAGTGCTGCCCACAAACTGATCGGTGAAGTCATAAAGTGACTGGGAGATCCAGCCAGATATCTGGCCAGCCAGTTTTTTGAGGTCAGGGCGGTCAAGTGACGGCAGTCGCTCCAGCAACTTACCAAAAGGAAGATCAAGTGCATCAGCGGCCAGCTTGTAACGTGCAGCCACTTTGCGCAGACGTGGCAATACATTCTCACCGATAGTTTTACGCAGGAATGTATTGGCACGGCGACGCCCGTCACGGCCAGCCAGCAGCTTTTCGTAACGGTTGCCGAAATACCCGGCTAACCAGTCGGGTATCTCATGCAGGAACTGGGAGCGCCATTCATAATCCTGTGGGTTAACAGCCCACAAGCGGCGTTCTGTGATCGTCGCATCGGACGGGATACCAGGCGCAAAGGTTTCACGCCGCCAGGCATTGACGGCGTGGTGTTGGCCAGGCTCCAGCATATCAACCACGGTTAACCCACTTGCGCCAGAAATCAATCAGAAAGGCCACAAGTACGGCCGCTACCAGTGGTAGCCAGAAAACCGCGCTCAGTGTGATTAACCCTAAATCCTCAGCATCATGATCAAATTCGTCCTGGCATTCGCCCCATAAGAGAAAGGCGAAAGCGATACAGGCAAACAAGGCATAAAAGCCGGTGATAATTTCCGTCATCATGCCATCACCGCCCTAACGCCGATCGCGGGGTTTGCAGGTGACTTAAGAATCAGCTCTGCGGCAACTTTCTGGCTTGCAGCTGCTGCACCCACACTGCGTGGGGCATTTACCCGCACAGCGTCAAATCCTGCATACAGGTAATGCACCATTTCCAGATCGCTGTTTGACGCGACAACCTTAATCCCACGCTCAGCCAGGCGGCGCAGCTTACGCGCCAGCCGCCCCTGATCCATGTGAGAAAAACCGCGCTCATGGTACGCGGTGAAATTGTCGGTATCAGTCAGGTAAGGCGGATCACAATAAACAACGTCATGCCCGTCCCTTACCAAATCAAGCGTTTCTGAATAGTGGGCAGTAATGAACGTTGCACGTTTCGCTTTTTCTGCAAAAGCGCGGATTTCATCAGCAGGAAAGTAGGTTTTTTTGTACTTACCAAACGGAACATTGAACTGGCCACGGCGATTGTATCGGCACAGGCCATTGAAGCAGTGACGGTTCAGATAAAGAAAACGCGCCGCAGCTTCCACAGATTCAGAACCAAAGGATTTGCCGGACTGGTTGAAGGCATCACGCACCGCGTAATAGAAAACAGCGCGACTTTCTTCATCGCCTAATGAACCGGCAGAAAATAAAGCTTCCAGCTCAATGAGCAATGCATCAGTCTGATAGGCCATAGTCTTATACAGATTAACCAGATCAGGATTCACATCAGCGATCAGGTACTCGTCATAATCCGTATTCATCATGACTGCGCAGGAACCAGCAAAAGGTTCTATAAGGCGCTTGCCCTCCGGCAGATGGGGAAGCAACTGCGGCATAAGGCGGGCTTTACTGCCCACCCACTTAAGCGGAGTTTTTACTGCCATGCTGCACCGCCTTTACTGCAAATCGCTGCGGCTTCTTCGCGGATTAACTCAACGATTTCCGTTGCGCTTAAACCTTCATTGACGGCATGGGTGGCCAGCATATCCAGGCGGGTGGAACACAGATCAGCAGCAGCTGCTTTACCTTCCTGCGTGGCTTTGGTGAGCATAGCCAGCAGGTCAGTGCCTGATTTTGTTGCGGGTAAATCCTGACGTGTCATGTGCATTTTGGTTTCCTTAAGGCAAAAGAATCCCCGGCCACCTAAGCTGTGGCCAAAAAATTCAGGTTGTTAATTAGTGAAAAGCGGGTTGTACAGTGACTGCGGAATGATTCGGTGCTGGAATAAGGTGCAGCTCGTACGTTGTCCGCCACCACTCCTGGATCAGTGCTTTAATCTCGCCAACACCCAACGCCCCGGCCGTATAGAAAATTGCGCGGATTCCGGCAATTGCTTCAATTTGCGCTTCTTTGCTCTCTGCCTCGCGGTACACGCAGCACCAGAAAGCGGCATTTATCGCCAGCCAATGACGCGGGTTAGTCATGTGTTCGGTGTCATTGAAGAAGAAAGGATGCAAAGCGATACGGCCATTTTTACTGGTACTTTTCTCAGCAAAAGCCACAGCGTAATTGTGAGGAACTCCCCACGCGGCCAATTCAGCCCCTAACGATTTACCTTCAACGGAAATAATGGCCATCAGAGATTCCCTTGTTGTTGCAACTTATGGACGATGTGAGGCGCGATAATCATCTGCGGCCCCCGATTGTTATTGATTGGATAAACCCGCTTTATCGGACGGTTCACGGTACTTTTAGAAAAATCACTGTCACGCAATGACCCGAATCCGTTCATCGTCAGACGCGCTCGGGAAATGCCGCAACGCAGTTGAATCATTGCCCGGTAATCCAGACGCTCAAACAGCTCCCGCCAGCAGCATTTGCTTAAGTGGGCTTTGAATACACTCAAGCCAGAATTAACAGCGGCGGCATGGAGAACTACCCCGCGCCATTCAGGTGTTAATTTGTCCCACCAGTCAGCAGCCTCACTACTGGTATTGAAGTATTTGCGGCGAATCTTTTTAAGCTGTTCCAGTCCGCGCTGTTGCTGTTCCTGACTAATTGCCATAACCCCCCTATAGCCCCATCAGGCGACGCCACCACGGACGGCGCGGTTGCTGACCATTGAATTTGTACATATGACTTGGATTCCAGCGCTGACCAGTTGGCAGTTCGATCCAGCCAGTGGAACCGCTTGGCAGCTGCATAGCCGGTGATTCATTTTTCAGATAAGTGACGAACGCTTTCATGGTGCTCCCTCACATCAAGCCGGTCGCATTAGCCGTAACCAGATCCACCGCTGCGGCCAGAACGGGCGCAGACTGGATACGGCTTTCAACGGTATAAGCCAGCACGGATAAGCTGCGGATGGCATCGCGAGCGCGATCCAGAATTTGTGTACGGCGGGCGGCGGTCATATGACCAGTTGATACGGCTTCCCCAGCAATTGCACCCACACAGGCTGTGGCACTTAGTGCACACAACTGCATGTTGCCTTCTGTGGCATTGTTCACCGGTACGGATGGGAGACAGTTAATCTGCCCCAGCATTCCATCCAGTAAACGTGCATCTTCGGTGTAATCCGTAATAGCTAAAAGCTCGTCACAGGTTAAACGGTGCGGCTGTGCTGGATTCAATTTGTTACGCAGAATCTGCGGCCTCATACCAACGGCAGCGGCTACATCTTCCAGATTGTGTTCAATTGCAAATGCTCGGCAAGCCGCATCAAAGTGAGCATGTTTAGAGGTCTGGTAATCAAACATTGTTTGCCTCTCCCTAATCCGTAGGATGGATTACGCGTTAAGCGAAATATCACATTCGCTTAACGCCTGAATGGTAAGCGCGGCCATGTTGACTTCGACCAGGCCTTTCTTTTGCTTACCCTTCGGCTTGATAGGTAATTTTCCGTATTCGATCAGGTTCCTAGCGGTTTCTTTGTTAGTACCAGTACGGCGGCAATACTCGTCTAGAGGCAGGTATGGTTCTGGGATGATGATTGTAATGTTTGGACGCATAAGGCAAACTCCACAAGTTAACCTGTACGGCAATACAGGGTTATATAAGGCTGCATTCGAAATGTGGAGCCAGATTAATTCGCGTTTCGAGAAGTGTCAATCACAATTTCTCGAATCGAGATTTATGGATTCGTTATGAGCACATTCAAAATTGACCTGAACGTTGACAGCACCCCGATTCTGGATCGGGTGATCGAGGCTTACGGATTTACGCAGAAGTTACAGCTAGCAGAACATCTGGACATGGCTGCCAGTTCTCTATCATCACGCTATAAACGTGGAGTTTTCCCAGCTGATATCGTCGTTAAATGTGTTGCTGAAACAGGCGCTAACCTGGAATGGCTAGCTACTGGTCACGGCCCCAAATTTAATGATGAAGAATTAGACATTCTCAGAATTCCACGCAGCAAGATCGTTGATGGCCAGCTTTACGACTCAGGCACTCTTATGCTTGATAAAGTCACTTTCCTACCAGGTAAATCACTACCACAACAGCCGTTATGCGTTTTGGATGGTCTTGTACAGTACATCGTTGACCAGTCTTACTCTGAAGTTTATGACGACGATTGGCTGGTTGAAGTAGAAGGAAAAATTAGCATTCGTACACTGACAAGAATTCCAGTACGCAAAGTAAGAGTTAGTGGCGTGGGCATGGCTTTTGATTGTGGCATCGACGACATAAAAATCATTGGCCGCGTAGTTCTGACGATTAAATAAAATGAGTGTTCGTAAACTTCCTACTGGCGAATGGATCGCCGACTTCTACACCGTCAACCGCAGCAATGGTAAAAACGGGAAGCGTATACGTAAAAAATTTGCCACTAAGGGAGAAGCCCTGGCATTTGAGAATCACACGCTTCAAAAGGTAGATAGTGCGCCGTGGTTAGGTGAAGGGAAAGATAAACGAACATTAATCGACCTGATTACAATGTGGTACGAGCGCCACGGCGTTGCCCTACGCAATGGTAAAAAGCGTAAAGACGCAATGACCTGGGCGGCGGAGTGTATGGGTTTTCCGCTGGCCACTGAGTTTAATGCCCAGCTGTTTACAGCATACCGTGCAAAAAGGCTTGAAGGGCATTATGCCCGTACTAACCGTGTTTCTAAGGTTTCACCTAAAACAATGAACCTTGAACACGCATATTTTCTGGCTATGTTCAATGAACTGAAACGGATCGGTGAGTGGTCAGCCCCTAACCCACTGGAGAACGTCAGACAGTACCGTACAGATGAAACTGAAATGGCATTTCTCACTGCTGAGGAAATTGATCGGCTTTTGCTGGAATGCAAACGCAGTAAAGTAAGTTATTTAGAGTTAGTCGTAAAAATCTGTCTGGCGACTGGCGCAAGATGGAATGAAGCGGCAACACTCAAAAGTTCCCAGATAGCCGGCGGAAAAGTCACCTTCATAAAAACAAAAGGGAAAAGGAACCGTACCATTCCGTTAGATGATGAACTGCTGGCTGAACTACCCGAAACAAAAGGCGCTCTGTTTCCAAAGCCCTGCTATAACGCTTTCCGTTCCGCTCTGGAACGTGCTGGCATTGAACTACCAGCAGGTCAGCTTACCCACGTACTACGCCATACATTTGCCAGCCACTTTATGATGAACGGCGGCAACATTCTGGTTCTCCAAAAAATCCTCGGCCATGCCGATATCACTATGACAATGCGGTATGCGCATTTCGCCCCAAGCCACCTTGAAGACGCTGTGCGACTTAATCCCTTAAAATGCCGCAGCAGCTTAGAAATACTGTCGAGTACCAAAACATAAACAACAAGGATAAAAGGTCTCTAACCTGTTTTCAGCAACAACCACTGGAGGAAAACAACACCAATGTAGATTAAAGTTACAGACCCCAGAAACAGCAATAGTTGACAAAAATGAATAAAGGCCGGATGGTGAAGTTTTTGAGGAACCAAGGTTATATTTCGTGCAATTCCTTCTTTACATCTCACTGTGAGCAACGCGGGTAAGTCAGTATTTATCGACATAACCTCACATCGTATAGATTCATGTGGTGCAAGATAATCAAACAACATAACCTGCCTTTCTTCGGCATCACTCTTAATTGTGTAATGCCTTGAGGGCCAAATGTTTACGTACATAGGTGGGTAATTGAAAATTATCTCCACATTAGTAGCAGGTTCTTTTCCTTCGTTTTTAAAGGCATAGGATTTTGTATGCACCACCTGTTTTGCCTTAACAATTTCACCTTCAGCATTACGTAACGGCTCGTTAATTAAATAGCTATATTGGTGAAGCTCTCCATAGCAAATTTTCGCTCCATTTTTAAAAATCTTATTGATAAATAAGGTAAAAATAGGAACAAAAAGTGCAAATATTTCTTTCCCATACTGAGTAAGTATATTCATTACTTGTCCACAAAAAGTTGAAATGGTTACCCACCGTGTTCCTAAAGCAGTCGTTCACCCTACTCTAGTTCTTAGAATAGAAATTCTACATAACTTCAAGCAGCTAACTCAACATAACAATTGAAAAGGTAATCACTCTGTAAGCGTACCCATTTTAATTTCAGCCGCTTTCTGGCTTGCAGCCGCTACCCCCGCATTGCGCGGTGCATTTCGCCCCAAGCTACCTTGAAGAAGCTGTACGCTTAACCCCTTAAAATGTCGCAAAATTGTCGCGACAGCTTAGAAACACTGCCGAATACTCACGAATATTAACTAACGTAACTTATTGATAACACTGTAAGTTACTGTTTTTCGTAGATAGTTAATGCTTTATAATATAGCCTGTGCTATATCTGTATATAATAAAGTCATCCCTCAAGGACTGATGGGATCGTGAAGTCAGGAGGTTTACATGAATGAATTTAAGAGGTGTATACGCGTGTTTAGCCACTCTCCCTTTAAAGTACGGTTGATGCTGATCTCTATGCTGTGTGACATGATTAACAGCAAACCAGAGAAGGATAAACCTTCAGAAAATTAA